ATTTCGCCAGCGTAGTCGGTGTTAGTAATATCTTCCACAACCGAAGCACGACGGAAAAACTTGAGAACTTTTTGGCTAAAGATTTCTGGTGCAAAGTTACCGGATGGTAAGTTTCCATATCCAGAAGATGTACTGAACGCCATTGTTCAATCCTTCCATTATAGTTTTGAGGTTAAGTCTAGTTATTCATGTCAATCCGGCCTTCGTTCCGTGCTAGGTCGAGTTCAGCTTCTAGCTTCTCAAACTCCCACGGTTTTAAGCCACGGATTTCTGAAGACTTCCAAATCCTTTTATCGCCAGTAGCATCAGTGCGTACGTCCCTTGCAGGGGTTTTTGTAACTGCATCTGCTGCCGATGGTGAAGCCTTGGACTTCTTCTTGGTTAAGCCTGTGTCGGCTTTGTAGAGGTCTATGACCCGTGCCGCCCATCTAGCATCCTTGTTATTCTTGTAGATGCCATCTGAAATGGACTGTGGCTGTTCTTCCAGCCACGCAAGAAACTTATCACTTGACTTGAGTTCATCAAAGTCTGGGTGGAGCCGTAGCAGTTCCTCGAAGGCTTTCTGCTTTTCTAGTTCCTTTTCCCGTTCCTTAATAGTACCCAATTCTTCGCGTAGTTGTGAAACCTGTGATTCTGTTTGAATAGAAGACACGGTTTGCACCACTTCAAAAACGTCAGGGTAACGCTCCTTAAACTCTTCGAGTTCTTCTTGCGTCCGGGGTGGTGTAACACCTCTGGGCATTTCAGCAGCCCGGTCTGTCATTGTCTTGCGAAGTGAATCTAATTCTGTTTTGAACTCCCCTACTTTTTCATCGTAGTGGCGTTTCAAATCATCATAGCGTTTCTTGTAATCGTGGGTTTCTTCTTTTTTGTTTTCTACGAAGCTGGTGCTTTCCTGCGGAGTAGCCTCTTGGGGGTCCGCTTCTTGCTCCTCTGTTGCTTCTACCGCTTCGTCTTCATCGTCGATGTAGACTGCATCACGGTGTTTTCCACGATATAACGAATCATTGTTTATTGCACCAAATGAATCGTTTGGTTTGTTGGCACGGTGGCCTCTTGCTTTTGCCATTTTGTTACCTCTTCATTGCGGGGCTACTTTGGCTTGTAGGTAGCCGCTTCGGTTATGTCAGGGCCGCTAGGCGGGTAGCTGACGAATTACGGTAGACCTTTCAAAACTTTTTTTGCATACCCTTCTCCTTCGCCGTACGATGCAAGGGCTTCAGGTAATGTTTTGTGGTCTAGTAATTTTTGTCGTAGGACTAAGTCTGCAGCCACGTCATAATACTTTTCGTGGTCTTCTACGGATATGACACCCATGCCATACCGTCCAAACTTGCCTTTTAATTCTTTGCTGACGGGTCGCTTCTTATCGTCCCTATACGTACCACCATAAAGGTCTAGGTTAACTTTATCGTCGCCCTGTAAGATAAGAGCATCTATGTACGCTTTTGCATTCTTGTCTAACTTTTTATACCCTTCACTGCGTTCTTTTACGTCTTCTAAAGAAGATGCTGTAATTTGCATAGGGCCGAAAGCAGATGAGGATTTGCCTTTTTTAGGTCTTACGCCTGTAAATATATATGGCTGGTCTTCAAAGCCTTTAATCTCTACATTTCTTACGGCCTTTTTAATGTCCTCTAATCTATAATTAAAGAAAACCTCATCCTTTTTGCGGGGTGGTGGTGGCGGTCCTTGAGGTGACGGTAATGGGGCAAACTCAGGTTGGGGTATAAATCCCTGCACATCTTGCTGGGTAAGGTCCGGTTTTTTCATCTGACCAGAAATCAACATACCCATCGCAGCTTGCATCGTTCCTGCAGGAGCCGCCTGACCGTTTTCTTCTATACGTTCCTCAACTTCGGGCTTGCCCCGATTGTTGATTTTGTTTAGGCGGTCATATCCAATAATTTTAGCTAGATGTGGTGCGACCTTGACTTCGCCTCTAGAAAGAGCCACGTCTATTAGTTTAGCACCTTTTCCATCGTTGTCAACTGTTATTCCACGCCGAATGGCTTCCTTGTGTGCATCCATCAGCATTTTACGGATGTCATCACTTCCCGCGAACTCAACAGCGGGGTTGTTAATGATGAATGTACCTTCGGGTACTGCATCGGGTTGATTGTCCGCAACAGACTCCGCTTCAGATACCTGCTCCGGCGGGCGGTCTACAAAACCACTGGCTCCTTGTGCTACGGCACCGCCGGGTGCGTAACCGACCCGACCACCTTTTCTCATATACTTACCTGCACCACCGAAGTCATCTCTGCCACTATACTCTTCGCTACCGCCATAGTCCGGCTCATCACCACCAGCTTCTTGAACAGGCTGCAATCCGGAAAACGGTGCTTGATTAACAGGGGGTGGCGCAACTTTTTGTGCAGGACCTGCTGGTTCGTCTCGCTTTTTGGGGCTAGGAGCAGATGGTTGTGAAGCGTTCCGAATATCCTGTATGGCCTGTGCAAGTGTCTTTGACCCCGAACGGGCTGCTGACAGGGCATCGTCCGCTTGGTCAGGAGTTATACCATTTTTAGCCGCTAACGCATCCCGATTACCTGCAGTGCCGTACGCCGAACTTATGTTGGCTGACGGGCTGTAAAAGGTTCCGTTGGCTCTATAGAAACCCTGCATTGGATTACCCGAAACAAACGAACCACCAGATTCTTCGATTCGTAACCTAGACTTGGTGGGGTCAGACATGTTGCCAGTGTAGGTTCCGTCGCCGGGGCTGCGGGTAATACCCCGATTGCCAATCCGCATCGCAAAACCTATATCTTTTGAATTAAATATACGATACTCAGTATCAGACGCTAGTTCTCCCGGACTTGCAAAAGAATCAAAAAGGCTATTTGCATACGCAGATTGTGCAGCACGTATGTTAGCTATATCCTTGTATTGGATGCTGTGTACCACGTCTGCTACTAAACCCATAGCACCATTAGGGCGATAACTGTTTTGACCCATAGCGTTCTTTACAGTGCGACCTCCAATGAACGAACCCGCTATTGCTCCGGGTAAGCCGCCCATTAGAGTTAAGGCACCCTTGACAAGTTTATTTGAGTCTTTTGTTGTTAGTTTTCCTGTTGCAAGACGTTCTAGGCGACCGGGTGTTTCTTTGATACTCGTACCCACTGACTTTGCTTTTTGCTCTACTTCTGTGCTGGCAGTTTCACCAAACTTGACGTCGCTAACTCTACCTTCGGCTAATGGCTGTATAACATTTTGCACCAGTGGAACTCTGTCGCTAAACTTACCATCGGTCCCACTCGCAAGATAGTCGGAGTAGCTACTAAAATTAGGAACATCCAGAGGTTCAAAAAACACGACCTCATTCATAGGGTCGTCCGTGCCGAACGCAGTCTGTTCTAGGATGTTAGGTTGGAAATCATCACCGCCCGTTGTTGTATCCCGTACCGTAGGCGTAGCCAGTTCTACTTCGGGAGTCTTGACTTCAATGCCTGTTTCTTCTTCCAAAGTAGGAAGACCCAAAGACGTGTTATAGAAATTGACAAAGCTGCTTCCATACTCCGTGGGGGAGACGGTACGCTGACTTTGAAAGAACGATGGTGTTTCTGTCCCATCTGTGTCGCTATCCATGCCTATGTCAATACGGTCAACCATTTTTAACTATTGCCTCGTGATTATCCTTCAGTTTGAGGAGCGTTTCCAGTAAAGCCGCTTTCCCCTGCATTTGGCGCAGTTCCGACTCCGATTGTGCCGTTACCAGAGCCTTGAACGTCTGTTCCTTCAGGATTAGGAGATACTCCTCCAACCCCGCCCATATCTGCGGCTGGGCCACCAGCGGGGCCACCAGCTTCGCCTGTTCCTTGCTGTACATTAGCCATCATTCCTTGTAACATCTTTGCGTAGAGTTGCGCTTCGTTAGCATCGTTGACAAGACTGTCAGGGTCTATGTCTTGTGATATTGCCAGTTCACGCATCAGGTTCGGTATCTTGATAAACGGAGCCAGCATCGGGTTAGCAACTGTTTGCAACAACGAAGTCAGACGCTGTGTGCGTACTTCCTTTTGCATAACTGCGGCTACGCCACGCGGCTTGATTTCTAGGTCACCCTGTATGTCTTCAGCTTCTTCGTTGAACTGCATGTTCCACTGGAAGTACGCTTCACCCAACGGTTTGAGAAGCATGTCATCTATGTTCTTGATTACAGTCTTCATCGACAAACCCGCAGAACCCATGAGCATGGATAGACCTGCGGCGGTACGTCCTGTTCCGGTCACACCCGTTTGTCCGTGGACAATAGATGGGATGCCCGTTTCTTCGTCTGCAAGTTGTCGGCTAATCTGGTACATCTGCAGGTTTTCACCCGCTGTGTTCGGGAACTTAAGGCCGTTGATGGCTGTCCCTGTTACACCAGACTGACGACGGAATATTTTGCCGGGGAAGATGTCCATGTTCTGTCCGGGAACCAGCGAGGCTTCGTCCACGTCAAACACAAGATTACCTGCCAAGGCAAGGTTGTCGATAGCCATACGAACGTGACCATTCATCAGCTTTTGTGCATCTTCCATGTTTTCCGCTACGCCTACACCCCACAATTGGTATGGGTTTATTTCGTATGGGAACACTTGGTAGGGGATACGAGCAGGAGTAAACGGGTTGAGAACACATCGCAACACCATTGTACCACACACCCACACGTTAACCTGAATCTCGTCAAACTCTGACATCTGGTTAGCACCTTCCAGACCTGCTTCTTGTGCAAGCTTGGAATCGAGGACGCCCCAGTATTCTAGGACTTCGTAACGGTTACCCTGATAGAAGGGTTCGGTTTCGTCTTCTCGAATGGTGTCTTCATAGTATTTGTCTTCGTAGTTAGGCCCTTTAGCTAGGCACTCTTCGACCGCTTCCGCATTGAAGTGAGGACGCTTAATCAACGCCCGCATCTGTTGACGGTTCATGCGATGTCGTTGGATAACGTATTCACAATCATCCACGCTCGTAGCAGAAGGGTCTGGGTGAAAGTCCCATATAGAAACCATCTCAACACGAGGTACGATTTTTTCTTCTGGTACGTAGTTACGTTCACCGTCTTCGTCACGCTCCCACTTATGCACCCGCTTGTAAAAGTTAAAAGGCCCCTTTACTACACCAGTACCTAGCAGACACGACTCAAACACAGAGTTACGAAGAACATTCACGGCATTGGTATCTAGCAACTGGTCGTGAATAGTCTTTTCCATGCGACGGGCTGCAATCTTGGCAGGTTCAATCTGGGGTTCTCCCATCTTGGACCGACCTTCAGCGAGGGGCAATTGCCCATATTCGCCTTGCAAGCCCCCTAGAAAGGCTTTGGGTTCTTCGGCCTGTAAGGCCCCCGGTGCCATCTCTCTACCATCCCCAGCGAAGCCGTAGGGGTCTTCCTGCCCCATTTCATCCAAGGGGGTTTCCATGTGGGCAAACTCCGCAATACCTTCGGGTACCGGAGTGGACTCCACAACAAGTGGAAACTTCTTGTTTGCAAATAGGATGTCGATAATCTGACCGAAGGCGGCAAGCACCTTGGTTTTGGTTATACGAACGAATACCTTTGACTTTTCGGAATCACGGTATTGGGTTGTTGAATCATAAATACCACGGAAGTTTTTATAGGCTTGAAGCCACCGTTGTTCGTAGGCAAAGCGACCGTTTTCCGCATCTTGAAATTTGGATTTTACGTAGCCCGCAAGACCCGGCATCTGTTCTTCAGGATTCGTCACACCAATAGTGGTGTCATCCGCTGGTTGGAGAAAGTTATCTTCAGACATGTAAAGTCCTAGCTAAAGTAGTTTCTGTCGTCAGCCATCTTGTTAAATGAAGCTTCTACAGTAGGCTTAGATTGCTTTTTAGGCATAGCTTCTGCGAGTCCACCTAGATTTTTAACCGCAGTATCGAATCCGGGCTTTTCACGGTAGAGCATTGATGCGCCTTCGTCTGTATCGACGCTGACCTTGTCAGAGTTCATTACGTACGATGCGCCGTAGTTGTAATTATTGCCGGGCATTTCTGCCTCCTTTTAGTTTTATGGTTGTGGTGCGAAGCCTTGGTTAGCGGCAGGGTTGGCTTCAGGTTCCCTGTTGCGTTGTACAAATCCAGCATCTTGGGTTGCGATACGGGACATTTGTTCGGTGGATGTTTCCTCGACCTCTGGGGCAGGGATAAAGTCTTGACCTGCAAACGGTCCGGGGTCTGTTCCTTGGGCTTCTATGTCCTGTGACAAACCTAGCATTTCTTCCTTTTGTCCTTGAATTGGCACACCCAAAGAAGGGTCAACAATTGCTGTAGCT